CACGGTGGGCTCGCACCAGATCTCGTAGCCGAGATCCGTCGCCCTCTTGCAGAAGGCCACGTCCTCACCGTATACCGGCATCGGAAGGAAGCAGGTCTTGTACGTCTCCATCACGTGCTTCAGGATCTCCGTCTTGATCAGGACGCAGGCGAACCCGCACCCGGCGATCTTGAACGGCTCCGGCGGATAATCTCCGACCCGCGTGATGCTGTTCATCGCGATGTCGGTGAAAGTGCAGGACACGTACGGAGGCCGCCTGGAGTGTGCGACTCCGGTCACGAACGGCTTGCCGCAGAACTGGAGATCCTCCAGTATGTTCGGCTCGAAGACCATGTCCGAGTCGAGCCACAGCACGTCCGTGAAGCCTTCGTTGATCGCGTAGCACGCCAGGCTGTCCCGCGCCGCGTAGACGAGGGACAGGCCCTTGAAGCGCACCTCGTAGGGTATGCCGGAGTCCTTCAGCCACTCGACGAGGGCGGTCAGACTCCGGACAAACTCGAAGTGCATATAGTCGGTCGTAGGGATGGCGACCAGTAATTTAGTTTCCATCTTGTTCTCCTCTTGTTCCCGTCAGCGATCAGGTCGTGGCGGCCGCAGGCTTCAGGATGTTGACGAAGTGGTTCGGAGCCACGACGTCGTGAGCGACGTACTCACGGCCCACGATCTTGACCATGTCCTTCTCAGCCAGGCTGAGGTCGTCGAACTTCAGGACGACGCCTTCGCCTTCGGGGAAGTTGTACTGCAGGCCCTTCAGGTCGCCCACAATCGCGTACACAGCGTTGCTGCTGGTGCTGGAGTAGGTGGCCAGGCTGCCGTTGTTGAACAGAACGGGCAGGCCCATGAAGGGATCGAAGTTGTAGTACCCGGCGGCCTGCGCGGCGACGAAGTCGGCGTAGGTGGCCTTGTTCATGATGATGACGGGGTTGGAAGCCTCGTCGGACAGCTTCGCGTAAGCCTTCGCGATGGTGTCCAGAGCCGGAGCGGCAGTGACCTGGGGAACACCGCACTCGTCATCGTCGGAGCTGGAGGGCGAGCCCTTGATGTCGGCGACGCCGAGGTCGGCCAGCTTCTTCGTGATCTGGTAGGTGATCTCCTCGTACACATAGCGCAGGAACGCCTCGCCGCCGAGAGCAAGAGCCTCGTCGGAGATGGTGATCCACTTCTTGACGTTGGCCGGAACCATCGTCACGATGCCCAGGGTCAGGCTCTCCTCGGAAGGAGCGGTCGTGCCCTCGGTGTGGACGGCAGCGGCGTCGGCGGAACGCTCGAAGGCGACCTTCAGGTTGCCGCGGATGTAGGTCTTGCGGGCGCGGGACAGGATCTGCTCGTTGTCCCAGGCGTGGCGGACGATCTCGTCCACGATCACGGGCACCGGCACCGCGCCGGAAGCGTTCGTGGTCAGCAGGGCGCGGCACTCGGTCGCGTCTTCGGTCTTCAGGTAGTTCGCAAATGCGTCGATGTACTCCTTGCTGGAGCGGATCTCAAGATCGGTTTTCATTTCGTCTTTCCTTTCTTCGATAAAGTCTTCGACGATCTCCGGAGCGTCAGCCTTCGCCACCTGCTCGCGGATCTCGTTCCTCTTGATCTCTGCCTGCTTGCGGGCTTCGATCTCTTCGTTGATGCTCCGGGCTTCCGCCTCGAGAGCGTCGAGGTCTGCCTCCGGAGCGTCAACCTCTGCCGCGATGGCAGCCTTACGCTCGGAAAGCTCCTCGATGGTCATGTCTTTGATTTCCATCAGGACACCTCCGTTAAAATTCTTATCCTCTGCTTCTGCCGCTCTCTCTGCTCCGCTTCCAGTCGCTCCGCTTTCTCTGCTTCGATCACTCCGTCGAAGTAGTCACGGGTAGAGACAGACAGCTCCGTGTTGGGGTTCGCCGGGAAACTTACCGGCGATATATCAAACACCTTGGCCACTCGGTGTATGATCCTTGTGTGTGTCGCCTTGTCATACTCATCTCCGCCTTCCGCCACTGTGAAGGCGAAAGACATCTGCGGGTAGTTGCCCGCCGCGATGTCGTCGAACAGGTCACGGCTGCGGGCCGTCCTCGACAGATCCGTCACGTTGTGAAGGCCGTGCTCGTCTACACTCAGCTCGACAGATCCCGCGCTCGTGCGGGCGTACACAGGCCCCTGGTGATCCACCCGGAACACCACGTCCGTCATGTCGGCTTCGTCGAAGGCCGTCGGATCTATCCGCTCGGAATAGTCCACGCCGTCCCTGGACAGCAGGACGTAAGAGTCGAACGTGGAGGCGTAGCCCTCCACCCTGTAACTCTTCTCCTCTTCGCTTGGAAAAACCCGGAGCTCCATGCTCCTGTATTCACGATCAGTTTTCATCGTCGTTTCCTCCTTCTACTGATACCTTCTCGTCGGCGTTCCAGTATTCGCCACGGATGATCCGCACGTCTCCGCCGTCCACCGGCGTCATGTTCCAGATCTCCCGCACGTCGTTTATGCTCATGATTCCTCTGTCCAGCATCTGTGCCGAGACCGCCAGCTTGTCGGCGTTGCTCAGGTACTGCAGCCGGTTCGCCGTGGCCATCACCATCGCGCCCTGGCTCCGCTCCCGGAAGGTGTAGAGCATCTTCGTCATCACTTCGCTGAACTGGATCGCGAATGGTTCGATCGCGCCTTCGTAGAACGCAGCCCAGGCGTCGCCGTAGGCCTTGTTCGTGATCACGTCCTCGTTCACGCCGAAGTACTCGTACACGTTGTCCTTGATGACCTTCATCTGGTCAGCGTCCACGACCCACGGCTTCACGTCCACCTGCTTGATGTTCGTGTAAGTATTGGGGAACAGCAGGAGGCCGCCGCCCCGTGCGTCCTTGCTGAAGTTCTCGGCAGTAAACCGCTGCCGCTCTTTCGCCAGGTCTTCCGCTTTTGAGAAGTTCGCCAGCTGCGCCATGAAGCGGTAGGTGGCCGCGCTCTTCACGCCCTCCTGGATGCCCTGGTTCTGGATGTTGATGAGATCCATCGTCGGGATCAGTGCGTTGTTCTTCTCGCCGAAGAAGTCGTTCGCGTACTGGTGCTTCACCATGATCCCGCAGTTGTACAGCTCAATGGCTGCGCGGTCGCCCCAGCCGAACTCGTAGCGCAGGTAGGGCACCCCGCTCCATTGTGCGATGTCGCACTTACTCGGCAGCGGGGCAAAGACTCCGGAGATCTCTCCGTATTCGTCGAACACCGGCACGATGAAGGCCGTGTTGTGCACGTCCAGGATCGTGCTCAATCTGTACAGGAACTGGCCCCACGTCTGGAACTCGTTCGGGCCGTGCTTCAGCTTGTTCGTGAGCGCAGGCTTCGCGCTCCCCTTGATCTCCACCACCAGCTTGCTGATGTGCACCGCTCTCGCGTTGATCGCCGAGCGCACCAGCTCGCTCTCGTAGAGGCTCCGGCCTCCCCACTTGTCAAAGCGCGGGACGTACCCGTCCAGCATCCGGAAGCCGCCCTCGAATTTCCCCTCCGGCTTCGGCCTGTCGCCGAAGAGCTTATCAAAGAGACTCATCAATCCACCTCATTCTTCAACCGGTCGCCGATGTCGGCGTACCATTTCTGCCGCACGGTCATCGCGTCCAGCAGCGCAGCCGTGCCGTCTATGTGTGCGTTCTGCTGGAGCTTCACCAGCTTGCTCTTCCCGCTCTCGTTGTTCTGCTTCAGCGCGGAGTCCAGCAGATGGATCTTCAGCAGGTCGTTGTCCCCGATGTCGATGACTCCGTCCTTCATCAGCCCTTCCATCTCCTGGATGACCGGCGACAGGTTGAAGCCCTGGAAGACGTCGTCCATGTGGAACCCGTAGGCTGCCATGTCCTGCGTCAGGTACTGGGCGTTATAGCGGTCGTATCCCACCTGCAGTGGCAGGATCTCGTACTGCTCCACCAGATCCTTGAACCACTGCTCCGCGTCGTGGTAGTCCACGAAGTTATCGCCTGAAGGGAACAGCAGTCCGCGCTGGATGTAGATCCGATAAGGCAGACCGTCTCGAGCTGCGGCCTCGTCTATCTTTTCGGCTGGAAGGTAGAACCGGCAGAAGACGTAGAGCCGTCCCTCTTTCTCTATGACTACACAGGCCGCCGTCAGGTCGGTCGTGCGCGATAGATCTATCCCGCCCACGCAGTAGCATCCCCGGAAGTCGTCCAGAGAGAGCCGCTTCCCGCTGTAGGCTTTGTCCACCGTCTCTGTGGATAACCACGCCAGCGAGCTGTTCTGTTTTATATTGCAATACTTACAGAGGAACTCCGCACGCTTCGACAGGCTCCCCTCGGCCACCGCGATCTCTTCCAGCAGGTAGTCCACCGAGACGGAGACGCCGAGGTTCGGGTTTGACTTCCTCAGCTCGTTGATGTCGTTCCACTTGGCTGGCTCGTCGATCATGTACAGGAACGGCAGCAGCCTCTTCTCCTTGCTGTCGCCCAGAAGCCACCGGGTGGCACGCTTCACGAGCTCGTCGTATATCGAGTCAGAGATATAGCCGGACGTTGTGCAGGAGAGCATCAGGGCCTCCGGCCTCGCGCCCATGCCGGACTTCATGACCTCGTACTGCTTCAGCCCCTTGTCCCCTTCCCACGCCGCGATCTCGTCGCAGATGCACAGGGAAGGATTGAAGCCGTCGGACTGCTTCGCGTTGAAGGCGATCTTCTTCGTCGTGGAATTGGTGGCGGGCAGGAACAGGTCGCTGGCTCTCTTCTTCACCAGCATCTCGTCGCTGATCGTCCGCCGGTTGTGCTCGTCCTTGCTGTCGGCGATCAGTTCCTTCAGCTCCTGCCACTCCGGATCGAGCTGGATCATCGCCCACAGGTTGTTGTAGATGATGTCCGCCTGCTCCAGCTTCGGGGCAAGGCAGAACACTCTGGCACCGTACCCGCCGTCCACCCGGAACTCGTAGTTCGCGATCCCGGTGGCCACGACGGACTTTCCGTTTTTCCGGGCCATGACCAGGAGGATCTCCCGGAACTGCCGGAAGCCGTCCTTGTCAACGAGGCCGAAGACGCAGCTCACGAAAGCCTTCTGCCAGAGCTCCAGCTTCAGCGGGCCGGGCGCAAGCGGGCCTTCCGTGTGGAAGCAGTGCGTCTCGATCCACTCGATGGCGTCGTTCGCCTTCTTGGCATCAAAAAAGAACTGCTTTGACTGCAGTCCTTGAATGATTTGCTCGTATACCAGGGCGATCCAGCGTCCGACGCAGACCGTCCCGTTCTTGATCTGCTGATAATAGGCTAAGATCGCGTTGTTCTTTTCTGTTCCGTCCATCTTCGTCTCTCTCGCGCCCGTCTATACTATAG